AGCTAAAGCAGCATATTAATTTGGGGTGTTCTATGAGGATCGAACTCATACTATCTCGGTCACAGCGAGATGTGCAGACCACTACACTAAGAACACCATTGTTTGGTACAGGCAGTGAGACTCGAACTCACAACTTATCGGTTAAAAGCCGATTACTCTACCATTGAGTTATACCTGCATAAATTCAAATGCTAACAAGGAATTGCCTATTACATGATACAGAAGGCATTACCGTACCAAACCCTCGCTAAACTCTTTCCAGAGACAGAACGCACATTTTCTGTTTTATTTCAAAATCTTACCAAACAAAAACACACTAATGAATCAGTCTGACGCAGCATTACGCTTTACAAATCGTTTCCAATTTGGTTATCGCTTTTCTTGGTAATCTGTATGTACAGAATTCCGCAGTCCTCAATACAATTGCTTGTAAGGGCAACTAATGTGTTTCTGTTTGGCAGGGGATACAAGAATCGAACTTGTACTACTTGAGTCAAAGTCAAGTGTGCTACCACTACACCAATCCCCAACAGAATCCCGAATTTTTAAAGAACAGGGCGAGATCTTATCTCATGTTGACATTATTGTCAACCCCTTAAAACAAAAAACCCTCTGGACTTTCGTCTCAGAGGGTTTGGTAAGTAATCTGTTTACTCTACAATTTACTTGCCAAACCCCCTACATGGTAGATTCTCAATAGCATATCCAAATGTTGGACGTGCACTTGACCAATCACACTTCTGTGATAAGGTATGCATCGCAACGGATATGTTTCTGAGTTTCATAGTAGAACGGAATCTTACCTTAATTTGGTTTATTTGTCAAGCAGTTTCTGAAATAACCCTACAACTTGTAAGGTTATCCCAGCGACTACATCTATTTATAACGAATCTTACTTCAAAAGTGAATATTTGTCAAGTATTTTTAAATTTATTTTTAAATACTTTCGTATTCGTCTTTACCTACACCACACTCTGGACATTCAAAGTCATCGGGAAGTTCATCCCACTTACCTTCAGTTGCCTCATCATGCACATGACCACACACTACGCAAATATGATCCATTATAGACCTCCAAGTACTTGTTTGTAAGCATTGGCATGTCGTTCTTCGACTTTCTTCAATGCTGCAAATCGCTTCTCTGCTTTCTTAAGAATCTCTGCAAATTGCTCTGCATGTTCTTTAGACTCAGCGATCTGTTCAACTGCAATACCAGCTGCATGAACATCACCCTCTTTTACTGCAATGGCATGGAACTGCGGATACATTTCTGTATACTCATAAGTCTCTCCATCAATTGCTTTCTGCAAACATTCCTTAGTGGATGGCTTACCGATTAACAACTCAAGATGACCCCATGCGTGTTGGAGTTCTTGGTCGGCAGTTTTCCAAAAATGTTTTGCAACATCTTCGTAACCCTCTTCCATTGCAATCCTAGCGAAATAACGATACTTGATATGAGCCATTGACTCACCAGCCAATGCGCTCTCAAGATTTTTTAATGTTACTGACATATTACCCTTTCAATTTCTATATTACATTTTTCCAAAAAGTCTAACCCGATACTGTCTCTGTATGTATCACGGTAATACACTTTACTTATCCCTGCTCCATAGATGATCTTCGCACAGTGAATGCATGGCGCATGAGTGCAAAACAAAGATGCCCCATCACCACTATCTCCACTCTTTGCTAGTTTGGAGATGGCATTTGCTTCTGCATGAATCACTTCATCTTTGGTTACCAAACTCACTGTGTCATCTGAATGTTGAATTGTATTCTCACATTCGTTTGTCCATCCAGATGGCATACCATTATATCCAATTGAAATGATACGATTGTCTTTCACGACAACCGCACCGACCTGCAATCTTTTCGCACTTGATAGCTGAGCAAATCGTTCAGCTGTGTCCATAAATGCGTCAACCCATTTCTGTTTCATACTCACCTCTGTCTAACTTATCAATGATCTGATAAATCAACTCATGATCCATTTCTGTAGATCCATCTTCGAATGGGACGACTTCAACAGAGTCATCTTCTTCGTTATACCAAACCCAGATACAAACTTCATCCTTTGGACGATGAATCAATGCCCATGGAGTCTGTTCGTGCTCAGGAAATTCTTCTCCATTGAGAGAATCTTTATGAACAAATACTGCGAAAGACATCAGTGAGTGATTACCACCTTCAATGTACTCTTCATCTGTGTCTAAGTCTGCATATCCATCAAAGATGATCTTCACACCAAGTGGTTCAGCACCAGACTGATCACCTGCACGCAAAAGTCCTTCGTCCATCGTACAGACGTATTCTCTTACCCAATCTTCAACGACCTCTTCATATGATCTCATCTTATGTACACTCTTACTTTCTCTACATTTTTAGCGATATGATTCTCAAGTCTAAACTGCACACGCTTACTTTGTCTCTCTCCAGTGTAAATCATCCACGTTGGTTGATGCACTGTTTCTCTATAAGATTTAAAGATCTTATGTTGTTTGTAATCTCCTGGATAGATGTACTCATACAATTGCATTTCTATTTCCGATTCATATGCTACGTATGAAACACCATTCACCACTACCTCAACAATCAATTTTGGGTACTTTGGAATGTTCACAAAAGTAACACCAATGTTTTTACAATCCATAAAAGAACCACGACTGCTCGCAAAGCATACCATGTTCTGTTCTGAATACTCAGGTTGTGATGGAGCAGTAGCACTACCGAAGACTGCAGCGATTAATGGATTGATAGTTATCAAACCACTCACCACACCACCATGAATATTGGCATATGTGTTGCTTCTTGTTTTACCTTTCTCATCAATCACAGAAGTGAATGCTTGCAGATCTGAAACCCATTTCGGTTGTAGTTGCATGCCGATGTTTAGTGTAACAATAGAACTGTTGCGATCTATCTCATAGGCAGGTCTGCTCACTGTAAATGCAATCATGCTGTTTACATTGTCCAGTTTATCAACTACACCTCTACGTTGTTCGTGTTCTCCAAACTCAATGTTGAACTCTTGTTCATTCTTGCCTGTTACACGATTATCTTTCTTTTCTACTACATCTGCAATAATAGTGACTTCCACACCAGAGTTTACTTGTTTATACTCTGTGACACGAAAAGACTTAATGATACCACCATTGTACTGCTTGGCACTATCACTATATTTTCCGTTTTTGTATTCTTGCTCGCCTGTGATGAAAGTACCAGTGACACTCTCAAGTGCTTGCATCTTTGCGTTTGCAAGTGCAGCATCATAGGTAGATCCATAGCCAGTAACTGTTACCTCTTTTGCACTGGCGATGTTACTAATCAATAGCAGAATTACGAAAAGATATTTCATTTTGCGAGCATCATCGATTTAAGTTTAGCAGAAGATTCAAGTGAACGCTTGTCCACTACGATCATCACTGTCACATTCTTACCATCATCGGTGATTTTGCGATCATCGATATATGCCCCACGGAGAATACCAGAAGATTCTTCTACGATAGACTCAGTGATTTTCTGAGACATTTTAGTTGCTCGATCTTTGCTAACATTTTGATCAATCAACGCATCAGTAAAAGCATCAGATGTTTTCTTCGACTTTAGATCAGACTGAATAAACTCTACAATGTTACGCTTTGCACGTAGTGTTGCAAGGTTCATAGCCTGTTCAATGCCAGCATCATGTTCAATTGGCACGTTAGCAGATGCAGTAGATTTAATTGCTTTCCAATCACCAAACGTAGAAAACTCTACCTCAACCTTACCGAAATTCTTCGCTAAGGAAGCACCCTCCTGTGTCATTTGTCCAGTAGGTTTAGTCGAACTACATGCACCAAGCATCAGTGCGATTACAGCCATAGCGAGGATTCGCTTTTTCATTTCACATTCTCCTTAATTACAACTTTCGCATTATCAAGTTGTCTATCTGCAAAGTTAGCAAAATTACTAAACCCAACAGTTGAGACAATTATACCCAAAACAAAACCAATAATAAGATTAGTCATTTTTTGGCACCTCGATCTTTTCTAGTTCTTCGGCAGGATCCCATTCATCTTCATTGTCCTCTTGCCAAGCACGAACATCTTCAGAGATACAAAACATCTCATTAATCTCAGAAGGAATTTCTTCCTCAATCTCATCAGCTGACATGTCAGAATATTCGTAGAAGTCATCGTAACCATCTTGGTAACGACCACAAAATGCCATTCCAGGTTCATAGTAATAAGCATCTACGTTCCAACCCTCTCCGACGAGAAACTCGTAAATGCAAGTGGGTGGTGACCAAGCAGAGTCAAACGAAATTGTGACAGTAGTTTCATCTACAATTTCATATCCAGCGAGACTGATATCCCACTTCGTACCCCAGTTTTCTACATTCCAGCTGTACCAATTTTCTTCTTGATCAGCAGGACGTGGTCGCAGAATATTGAGAATTTCATAAGGACTATCTCGTTCATCTGACTTCTTCATCTCAACGATAAGTTGATCAATCTTTTCTTTTGGACCAGTTAAAGTCGCATAGTTGTTGCACCAATTAGGCATGATATAGTTTTCCTTTCACTTCATGAATGCTTCAAATAGAGAGATGACATCATTAATGTTTTTAGCATTAACTGCCATTTTGCTTTCTTTGCCATCAGCAAATGTCTTAGTGTACCCACCTTCTTTGAGCCACTCTTTCATTTGTTTCTTCATAGCCTCAAGTTTATCGTCTTGTGCGTTAAACTCGAAGGTTACTTTTACTGGTTCGTTGGATTCGACTGTAGACCAATACCACATCATATACATGTTGTTGCGTGCACTGCTCAAAAAGAATGTCGAGGTCGAATTGATTTTAATCTCTCTCAACTTATTTTTGAATACATGATAGTTAAGAGTAAACCATTCAGGCAGACTCTCAAAGTTATCATACTGCTCGTTCTGAAATTCAGAGAACATCGAGGACAATGGCTTCATAATAAAACACTCCTTGTAGTGACCAGAAACAGAGTTTGCTTCTGGATTTTCAGTTGCAATTAAATAAGACTCAAGTAGGAAAGACTCACCATCTTTTTTACCACCAAACAACTCCAGATTTCTTGCAACAATGTAGCAGTGCTCAAACAAGAATCCTTTGTCCTTTAAATGGGCAAGGCAACGATCTCCATTTCCCTTGCCAACATAAAGTAGTTTGCCATCGTTGTCGATGTATTTGTAGACGTATTGTCCCAAAGTTGCAAAAAATTCACTAGTAGGTTTTTCCATAATATAATTATACTACAATTAGGTATTTTTGTCAACACCTTTTTTTGCAGGTGGAGGGATGAATCCTGCATCCGCTACAAGTTTATGTGTAATCTTTGGAAACAGCTTATGCAACTTCTGATCCTTAACTGCAATTACTACCTTCGCTTCCTCTGGATGAATACCTTCCAATAAACCAACAAACAGAGATTCTCTCTTTAAAGGTTTTATGTCTGGACGCATGAATACATACAATCTACGTGCCTCAGTATAGAGATTTGTCTCTGTCATGCCCATAGGTTCAGAAGCAGGTTTAAATGGTGGTTCACCCTCTGGCAACAACCACTTATGACTATCCAAGAACGCATGAGCAAATAGTGCTTTCAAAAGAAACTCACTTTTGTATTTCTCAATTGTTTTTGGGTCTTCGTTAATTTCTTTTAACATTTCTACAAGATATTTCTTCATTAGAAGTCCTCGATTTCATCCAACAATAAACGACAACGATGTTCCATGAGATAATTCATCACAGTCATCTTATCTCCCTTAGGTTTACTACTTATGTATGTATTCACGATAGACTGTTTGACTTCTGCTGGAATATTATCAAATGCAATTAGTTTTGCATTACGTTGCCAGTTTCGTTTTTCCTCATCAGTGCGACATGCATCAATACCCTTTTCATAAAACTCTGCCAGTCTTTTTGCACTGACAGGTTTTTGACGATCTCCAACTACAAACACATCATCCTTAGATAGAATGTTTGGAATACCATCACCTGTGTCACCTTTGACAATATGCTCAACAGTAAAGTCTATGATTTCCTGCTTTGAAGCAGTGATAAACTTCTTCTGCATAGGTGACCACTGACGCACATTACCTGACGAGAATGGTGCGAGTTGTAGTTGCTTGAAGTCTTTGTCAGAAGAAAGAATAAGAATCTTCTGTGGTTCTTCAACCAAACCAGCAAGCATCAACTCATTACTTTGCACATACTCGGTAAGCACTGCAATAATATCGTCTGCTTCAGCACGATCAACATGAATCACTCGCCATGGAAAGTGCTCTGCAATCTCTTGACGCATCTCATTCAATGTGTCAAAGATCAAGTGCCAATCCAAGTCGGAGTTATCACGCATCTTTTTACGACTAGCCTTGTAGTGTTCAAAGACTTCTCGTCTCCAATACTTACGACCATCGCAACACACGACAAGTTCTCCATACTCTTTAGCATACTTTTTCTTGTATGACTTGAGAGTAGAAAGAGTCACGTGACGAATAAGATTCTTCACTTCAGACTCTGTTCCTTTGAGTTCTCGTTGGAAGGTAAGAATGGCAGCAAGTGCCACTTGTGAATAGTCAACTAAAATCATAATTAAAATGCTCCCAACAGAACACACTCTGCGTTAATACGACCATTTGGTGTGCTAGATTTTGTAGTAAGTTTCTTAATCGCACCATTGAGTCCACGTTTACCAAGTGCAGTATCCTTAAAGAATTCTTCTGGTTTGCGTAGTGTAAATGATAGCGAATCCTTGATGCTGAATCCGATAATCGTAGTTCCTTTGACACCAAGTGTGTCCATCTCTGCCTTGTATACTTGAACCTTACGGTATTTCGTATTGTATACCCACAACTCACTGGCAGTGAGAATGTCTTCTGGTTTACAAGACTTGAGTTTAAGTTCAGCAAACTCTCTCATAAATTTGAGTTTACCAACAACTTTGCTTGGTGGTGTTGATTTACGCTTACGTGGTGCACGTGTAGCCTTAGCAGTTTGCACCATCTGCTCGCAGTCTTCAACGATCTGTCCAACAAACTTATGAAACGCTTTCAATTCTCGTTTTGAGAAATTGCTGTATCCCTCAACAAGCTGTTCATCTTCTTCATTGATGGCATCTGCGAGTTCGTTATATGTTCCAACGAACAGATCACCGATCTTTTTAGCGATGGGTGCTGATACTGAATTAGCCAGCAAATAGTTTTTGGCAGAGAAAGTAGTCTTACCTTTACTCAATACAAAGTCATCAATCGCACCTTCGATTTCACCAGCAAGTTCTCTGGCTTTTTCTTCGATACGCTCTTGAATAGAAATAACATTGGTCTTAACGACTTCTGTTTTCTTCTCTTTGACAACCTTATACTTGAACATGAGGTCATCAACAGTTTTGCTGATGAAGTCGATATGCTTTTCTGTTAGGAATTGCTCACGTGTCTTCAGACGACAGATGATTGCCAGCTGTCGGATTTCTGAATCGCTTGCTTTGCTGATAGCCAATACTTCTGCTTTCTTGCTAAGTTTAGCAAAGTACTCCAGAGCAAACTTACGAAGTTGTTTTTCGTTTGCATGCTCTGTGTACCAAGACAGTGCTGTATTAAGACTCGAGTTGTAGTTGTCAAGTGTAACAACTGGTTCATTAGCCATCGTTTCTTTGCGGGATGCAAGAATAGCGTGACCTTTGATACGACGCTTTGTTGTTGCCATAGGTTTGTAACCTCCATTAATAATATCTATTATACATCAATTCACAATAAAAGGCAACAACTAATTTGCAATAACCCCACGAGGTGTAGGGTTATTTCGAAGTGACTTTCTCATACAACTCCACAAATTCTTCATGCTCTGCAACTTCTTGTGCAAGGTTTTGTCTGTGGAATGTTTTTGCAATTTTGGAGATAACTTTCTTAGGAATTTGCAATTGATCAGATTGATCTTTTACAATTTCTTTAATCAAATCACGCTCTGCTTCTGTGCGTGTCATTGAATCACTAATTTCACGAATTGCTTTATGCAATTCGGTTTTCTGTTCACTCGTCAAGTTCATTATTTACCTTTCACGTTGACTGTTGCTCTAAATGCTGCAGGAACAATAAATGCAGCTAACCAAGTTTCCAGTGTATATGGAATAACCAACACTGGAAATAAAGTATTGAGTGCCCAAATAAGTGCAAGTGGAGCACCAATAATAATTGCGACTGCTAAGATAAGCATAATCACAATGTTTGTTGATGTTGGTTCTAACTTAATCATAAATCTGCCTTCACTTCTTTGATTGAGTCCCAGCGGAACGATCTCCACTCTTTTTTGTCTTCGTCAAAGACACGCACTGCGGATCCAGAAGTCTTGCTATTTGTCTCTTCCTCCAACCCAGTGCTTGCCTTTGGCTGTTTATCTGCAGGTATTCTTCCTGCGGAGAGAGTGCATCGCATTGTTCTTTCTGTTCCATCTTTTTTGGTAAAAGTAACGCACAGATCTTTGGTGTGTTCATCATGGAGAAGTCCTAGTAACCAGTTTTTAAATTCAGGTGTTTGATTCGCTGGAATGGTTTTCATGATTAAATCTCGCTTTCAAGTCATTAAGTATAGGTGTGAAAAATTCTTCAAGTTGTTTCGGTGTGTAAAATGTTGTGTGTTTACTGTTTACGATATCTTTACCATGCTCATCTTGCATGTACTGCGTGATAGTAAACTCTACAATGTTATACTTGTAGTCTTTAATCTTAATGGTGGTCATAAGTCCACCACGAAAGATTTCATAGGTATTGTCCATAAGACTCCTTCTTGTGTTTAGGATTGCGAATGTACTTGACCTTGCTCTCCACTGTTCTCATACGATACTTTGGAGTGCGAAGATCCTTTGCAACAGGATTTCTAGGTTTTGAAGTCTTATTATACATGTTCTAGTTTTGCAAAGCAAATTTCTTTAGGTATTCCTTTGCATCCTTATATTGTGTTTGTTCTATCGTTTCTTCTGCATGTGCAAGAATAATCATCTCCTGCAAATAATCTGCAAGTTTTTGATCTTCATCGTCCAGCAAATTGTACCATTCAAAAAATTCTTCCTCTGTTTCTAGAGTCCACATATGGTCTAGCATTTCTACTTCATATTGTGAAAGGTTATTTATCTGAATCATTGATGTTACTCCATGTTTTCAATTTATCTCGTTTCTTCAATGCATTACTGTAGACAGTATCTTCATTGACGATACCTCTCCGCATCATCATCTCAATCATACAAACCAGATCACCAAGTTCTTCTTCGAGTCTTTCTCGGTTTGTTCTTCCATTATGGACACCTTCAATTCCAAATCGGAATACTTTACTTATCGCTTGAGTAACTTCAGCACACTCTTCCTGTGCAATAAGCATAATCTCTCGTTCGCTCGAATTCATTACATAATCCTATAAAAAACACCAAACATATAAACTGCCAACAGTCCAGCATTGACTACAATTAAACTCTTTTCCTTCATTCGAATTGCAGCCCACAACCAAACAATCGCACCAACATTGAACAGATACACATTCAATGGATCAATCGCCAGTGCAGTTGCCACTGCACCAGCAATCGTTAGTGCTGTACCAAACCATTTGAGAAATTCAGTCATCGAATTTCCTCAACAGTAACACGATACATTTTACCGTTTCTGTCTACAACAGACATGGTTTTCTTAGTTGAAAGAAATTGTCCATCATCGGACAGATCCCATCTAACTTTTCCAACATTATCAATGTGTGAAAACATTTTGAGAGAATCATCTTTCAAAGAGTCGCTAATTATTTTAGCGATGTAATCACAGTATGCCAACATATTAACCCCAATCTTTCTTATCACCAAATTGCTCATTGTATTCGTAGCCCATAAAGTAAGCACGCATTTCTGCAATGCTCATGTCCTTAGACTCGATTCGGTCACCACGATAAGATCCCTCAGGATACCAGTGCGGATCTTGCGGACGACTATACCAGCTATCAGCTGCACCACGATCAAAAGGACTACCATGACTACGATCAAAAGTTTGACCACGATATTCAATTGTATTGTTCATTTAAATTCTCCATAATAATTTGCGTCGTCATTTGCACACTCATCTGCATACGACAAAAACTCATACTGCTTTTGCAACTCTTCATCGTGACGCTGTTCAATAAACTGCATCACAAAATCATAAGAATGCCCAAGTTTAGCACAGATCTGATCTGCAGTAAACCCCTGTTCAATCATTTGTTCTAAAGTCATTATACACGCTCCATTGCTTTAACACCAGAGTACATCACACCAAGACCAATCACTGCAACTACTGTTTGAGCCAACAGTGCATCTGCAGTAGTTTCCATACCACCGACTGCACCGAACACGAGAAGAAACCCAACAACTAAACGAATCGAACCCTTCATAACAACTCCTTTTTCACTTTTCATACCTCTATTCTACCCCAGATTGCAATTAAAGACAACACCTTTTTTCAATAAAAAACCCCTGTATCTAACAGGGGTTTGGGAGTAAGTTAGTGCTTACTTACTAGTGGATCCGAGGATGGTGTAGGGTAAATAATACATCTGCAAACACCACCACACCCAAAAATCGTATGGGGTTGTCATCCTTTTAACTCACCTCGTTCAATAAGTTTCTGCTTATTGTAACGATGCATTTCTTGCACTAACTCTTTGTTCTCGCCATTGTAAAGAACAGCATAGTTGTTATCAATCATCCACTGATTGAGACTAGTGCCATCTTCCATAATGAACACAGCAAGGATGCGTCCAAACTTATCATCATTACTGTCAGACTTTTGCGTTTCAATTCTTACCCAAGAACCAACTGGAAGTTTATCAGTTAGTTTTTTCTTGGATAACTGACCACGCACCTTTTCTTCAGAATCAGTAGTTCTTGATTCTGGAGTATCAATGCCAGCCATACGAACACGCTGGTTTGCAAGAACAATATTGAAACCTAGATCAAGATCTATGTCAACAGTGTCGCCATCTAAAACTTTTAGTATTTTCGCTTTGTACTGATACATGATTAATCGTTTCTAAAGTTACGATGAGTTGGATCTCCAGGTTCTAACTCTGGCATGCGAGTCATCATCTGTGGTGGAGTATCCATACCAAATCCAGTTGCTGCACTTGCAACACCACTCATCATACCACTCATTGATGGCATAGATGGTCTTGGTGGCAAACCACCTGTTGGTGATGGAGTGCTTGGTGGAGTGGATGGTTTGTTAGTCCAACCAGCATTTGCTGCCTTTAGTGCTTCTTTCTGTGCTTCTTTATCACCACCAGCAAGCATAATGCCTGATAGAGTTCCTGTTAGGAATGTAGCGATTGGTATGATCAATTCAAAGAATTTTTGATCAATTGGACTAATAGCGTTGAGTGGTTGTGTAACAAAAATAATAGAATATAGAACCACAAAAACGATTCCTGTTAATGTCAACGCTAAACAAATTCCGATAAAGAATTTGAGACGAGCCATTAACTGTTCTTCTGTATACATAAATTGTTCATTCATTTGCATGCTCCTGCAGGTTGTTGACACATAGGTGCAGGTGTTGCACCTATCGGTTCTACTCTAGTTGGTGGTGGACCAAGTCTAGGATCTCTCTGTCCCTTAAAAATATGCTCTGGGCAAGTTCTTGTTACATCACAAATAGGCATCTTGCACATTTCTTTGTCCCAGTTTTTAGGATCTTGACAAGGATAGCGAAAACGATCTCCACCAAAATATGCCAATCCAATAGGTAACAGTAGTAAAAGTACTAACCACTTAAATAATTTTTTATCATTCATGCCAATCTATCCTTATAATTATTTGGCTAATGGATTGTCTAGTGCTTTTTGAATTTTATTATCTATTTCTTTACGGATTTGACGAACATCCTGTTCAGTCTCTCTAGATAACTGTTTACCATCACGCTCGACTTGCTCAACTACCTTCTCTAAACGACGAATATCATTTTTCAAGTCATTTTTAATATCACGAGTATAATCAGTTGTCTTCTGAGAGTTTTCTTCAATCACAGCTAGACGCTTATCGTACTCGGATAAATCTGGTGCAACGTATTTTTCAATTCTTGTTTTCATGTCCTGATAGGACTTATAAACCTCAAACGCTCCATACAGACCACCGAGTATTGACGAAACAATGGTGAATGCAACCATTAACTTTGCTGGAGTAAATTCATACCCACCGATGCTAATGACTGTGTCTTTACTAGCAAATTTCTTTACACTTGACTCAAACTCATCTACTTTCTTGTTTAAATCTACCTTCTCTTCCATACTTTCCTTCTTCCTTAGTTGGACAGTGGATTATCCAACGCTTTCTTAATTTTATCGTCTACTTCTTTTCTCAATGCACGGATTTCCGCTGTTGTTTCTTTTTGATTTCTGACCAATTCTTGATTTACTTCTTTTACACTTTGATCAGTGTATCTACGTACTTCTTTAATTGTTGCATCATTATCACGTTTCATTTGATTCAGCGTAGTATCATTCTCACGTTTCATTTCTTTAATTGCTGCATCTGTATCTCGTTGTGCTGTTTTTGTAGATCTTTCTACACCTTCAACAACACCTTCTAATCTACGAACATCGTTCTTAAGATCGTTTTTAATAGTGTCTGTATACTCTACAGTTTTGTTAGTGCTAACTTCAAGCACTTCAATCTTTTTGTAAATGCCTTCTAAGTCAGGTGTGACATACTCAGCGATCTTTTTCTTCATGCTTTGATAGTCTTTGTAAACTTCAAATGCACCATAAAGTCCACCCAAAAGAGATGACACTAGAGTAAACGCAACCATCAATTTTGCTGGTGTGAATTCATATCCACCAATACTAATAACTGTATCTGCACTAGCATATTTCTTAACTGCTGCTTGAGCATCGTCAATCTTTTTATTGACGTCCTTTATTTCTTCTGTCATTTGGTTTTCCTATATCTTTCCAGATCCCCCAAGGATCGTGTATTTTGGTTTTTTGTTTTTTAGGTTCTTTGTAATACCAAATGAATACTGAAATCAAAACAAACACTTCAATAAAATAAAATATCATGAACGATTCAAACAAAATACTCATTTAGGGTATTGTGCCTCAATCATTTCATTATGTAATCTATCAGAACCAGACATTAATCTTCTTCCAACTGGATTGTCAATGGTTCTTTGATTATTATAAATGCTAAATGGTCTATATCCTACAACATCTGGTAACATTGTTTTACCATATGTATCAAATCCAGGTGTGTACCCCATTGCTTGGATAACTACATTTTGAATTTGTTTCTGAGATTCTAAGTCAGCAACTTTACCCATTTCATTAGCAAGGTTCTTACCTTTTTCTACTGCTTCTGCTCTTGCTGCAGCTTCTCTTCGTTCTTGGAGTGCTTGACGAGTAGTTGGTGCTGCTGGCTTATCAGATGACGCTGCAGTAGTATTAGTATTCTGTGACGGAGAATTGCCTCCAGAGCCTTTCGAAGCATCATCTTTTTTGTCCTCTTGTTTGTCTTTACTGCCTTTTGGTTCTGGTTTATCCCCACCTTTTGGTTCATTCTGAGCCACTTGTTGCGGTGGAGGTGGAGGAGGTGCTAACTGAACTGCAGCTGGTGCAGTATTAGTAGTTGATGCTTTAGTAGTGATTGCTTTATCTACATTGGTATCACCAGTAGTTGATACACCAGTTGAAACAGAACCATCTGTATTAACAGTAGTTGTAACAGTATTGACTGCTACTTTTGTATTAGCTGGATCGTTTGCTTTAACTGCAGCAGTGTCTGATAGAGATCCATTAACTGCATTAGCCACAGTTGAGTCTGTGGATATTGGTGTTAGATATTTGATAGCGTAAGCAGTAGCATATCCCTCACACTTTGTTGAGTATAATGAATCTTTAATACACTGAGAATTTAAATATGCTTCTGCGTATCCAGGACATGTGGTACTGTATAATGGATTAATAGAACATTGATATGTTAAATAAGCACTAGCGTATCCAGGACATGAAGGATATATTAATGGAGTAGCAGTACATTGTTGAGTAAATAGTGCTTCTGCGTATCCAGGACATGATGCATTATAGAGTGGATTCGCATTACATTGCTGAGTAAGGTATGCTGCAGCATAACCTGCGCAAGATGTAGATGACAACGGATTTACTACGCATGGGTCTGGTGTATATTTCCAGCTACTAAATTTATTAAATACTGCGCCAGTTCCATGCACCTCATCGACCATAGCAAATCCACCCATATCGCCTAGCAATAATGAGTTACTAAAAATGTGAGAGTAATTAGTGGATCCAGTTGAATTCTGTTCTGAGTGAATATGACCAGTAGAATATAAAATGCTATGATCATTTTTTGTTACTGCAACACCAACAGCAAGAGATGAATCAGCCCACTCTGAACAACCTAGTGTTCCATCTGGATTTGTTCCAGCAACTGAACACCATCTACCACCTAGCACGTAATCATAACCATAATTCAAACCATGTATTTTTAATCCAACACCAACTAAGTCTAATGCTTGATTAATAGCGTAACTTTCAGCATACATTCTTCGACTAGTAAGAATATCGTTGAACCCAGCACATGATGATGAATACGCTGGATTTGACATACATGGATCAGTTGTATAATTTAAAGTTAAAGATGGTTGGCGAACTTGTGGTCCATAATAACCTGCCCAGAATCTACTATCTTTACCAGTGAACGATAATTGCATAGCATCACCTGCAAGTAAACTATACTCACTGGAAAAGTTTTGTGTTCCTGTTTTTAACTCAAAACTATTTGTTGGTGTATTGTAATTATAAGTGTAAGTTTCAAGAGCGATATTACCACGCATCAATCTGACTTGACCACTTAATGTTCCTGACTGTTCACCTGAGTTATTGATAAGCCAAGAGTAATTGTATCCATTAATCTTTATACCAGAGTTTGATAAGTTTAATGCGTGTTGTAGTGCAAATGCTTCAGCAGTTATTGTTTGTGTTGCTGTTGCTGTCGTGTAGCCAAAGATTAATGTGTTTGTTCCTGCATTGAATGCTGGTCCATTACCACCACCACTAAATCCACCATTTTGCCCAGCAACTGAGCCAGTCCATGCACCGACTGTTGGTGTTAGTATGTTTTCAGATGTTATTGGAGTTTGTGCTTTAGCTCTTGGTGTAAATGCAACCAAGCCAACAACCAAAAACATTAATACCCAGAATCTCATTTAGTCTTTACTCTTGACTTTTTGTGGGACTCTGTCTGGGTTTGCATCCCAAATTGCTTTGGCTTGTTCACCAATTTTACCATCTATCGGACATGGTGTTCCAGCATTCATCATTGCTGTAAATACTCTTTCGTCTTGACACATGATAGCAACTGCTGCTACTTTCATGCCCATGTCATATGTGGAACGAGCTAGTTTTAATCTTTCGCAATTCTTATCAGTCATCGTGGCACCGAAAGAGATACCAAGAATTTGAGTTTGAGTTGCACCAGATACAGCCACTGCGCAAACATCACTATTAATAATCGTGATGGCTGGAGCCACTGCTGTTGGTGGAGGGGATTTTACTGTTGTTGTGCTATTTGAAGTGGAATCTGTAGTGCTTCTACTAGTCGAATCAGTCACGATGGGATCAGCAGCCATCGCAGGGGACAAAACCATGACAAAAAGCACCGCTATAGCGATCTTTTTAGTCATTTTAAAAACCTTTTTTTGTTAGTTATGACAGCATCGCTGTCTACTGTTATTTAGGATTCTTAGGTTTATCTTGCAGTTCTTCAACCTCTTTTTCTATGGTTTTAATACCAAGAAGAGTTTCTTGAACTTTTTTGAGGAATGATTGTGTTTTTGGTGCTTTTAGTTCTTCTTCGAGAACTGGAGTAATTCTTCTACCAGCAGAGTCATATTCAATCTTTTTAACTCGATCGTATAACTCTGGTTCCCAATCTTTAGATAGTTCATCTACTTTGATCTCTGGTATTTCTTCTTCTGTGTTTGAAGATGTTTTTATACTGGAAGTTTCTTCTACGACCACTTCGTCTTTTAAATCGATGTGTTTCTCTTCTGGAAATTCTTCAACAGGTTCTTTTTTAAAGAACGATGTCCAGTCTTTTTCAACTAATGCTGGAACTTCGTTCTTATCTTTTCTTAATTGCCAATTTGCAGCAACTAACATAAGAACAGCAAGTGGATCAAATACAAGCACAATCATGATAATAACCCAGCGTACTGCTTTTTCAAGTAGGTCTGTATCTGGATTATCATCATAGATTAATGCAGCGATGTATTTAATTGGTCCTACTTCTGCTTCGACTTTACGGACTTCGGCTGCGATTGGCGCACGTTCTTCTTGGTACTTGGCGATTTTGGTTTGGGCTGTTCCAATTTCGGAGAGGAGGGCACTTCGTTCTTTTTGCTGTCCTCTACGGATGGCGATGGAACGCTCTGCACCTCTGGCGTCTTCTGTTCTTGCGATGGTTTGATCAACTTGCTGATCCAATTGAGTAATTGCTTTACGTGCTGCATTTATGTTCTCCTTTTCTGTTTTAATTTTCTCATCAATTAATGCTAACTTAGCCTGAACATCTCCTGTAGGAATTGCTTGGTCAAGATGTGCTTTTGATAAGAAACCGAAGATGCCCATCGAAGTCAGTAACATTAAAACAATAAGGGCAACTGTGAAATATGACTTCATCAGTCTTGGTATTTCTCTCCAAGAACGATAAAGCCACGATGCTACCACGAGTTTTGCTGCTTCCAGCAATGTTCCCATGATGGCAATTGGGACTACTGCTGCAGCAAAAATGGCAATTAACCCAGCAACTGCATAATATGCAGCTACTGCGGATAGTGACAACGCTACAGCAAATAGTAAATATGTCATAGTTTGTTTAGAATATGAGAACCATGAATACGACACATAATGTTATTATTGTAGTATTCGGTGCTTTCTAGTACCTTTCTCGCAAACTGTTCTCGTGCTTCAATGTAAGAACATTCTGCTTTAGATTTACAAAAATACAAAATCTCTCGAGTGAAGTTTTCCTTCCCAAAAGATTCTACATCTTTATTTAGTTCTATAGACGAACCGTAATATTCTAGCCAGTCCGAGTCTATTTTAGAACGAACACGTTTTTTCTTTTTCGTGCCGTCTTTTTTCTTGATAGTTTTGTATGTGGTTTTAGAGAATTTTGCTAATTTCTTTCCGACATACTTGCGATTGTTCGTCAGATTGGTAATCAAATATACAAACCCAACACAATCATCTGGTAATTCTGAAATTTCTTTTTGTTGATATGACCAATTCATTCTTCTTCATCGAAGTCATCCTCTTCTTCATAAATGTCTGCTGAACACACTGGACAATATACACATTCTTCCGCTGTGTGATCTTCACCTTTGAGAATAATCTTACCTCTCGCTCCACATTCATTACACTCAAAGTATTTAGTTGCCATCTTTTCGTTCCCACGCTAAATTAAATTTATTCAGTACTTTAAACCACATCCAACCGATATCAAACTCTAGCCATTTTCTGCTTAACTTTGGATTCGCTGGATCTCCATGATGATTGTTGTGTAGTTCTTCACCACCAATTACAATACCCCATGGAAGTATGTTTGTTGATTTGTCTCTGCTATCATAATTTCTATAACCATAGTAATGTCCCATTCCATTTATAACTCCTGCTGCCCAGAATGGAATCCAAATCATCTGGACACCCCAGAACCAAATTCCCCACCAACCAAATAATAACAAACTGATAGCTAACATAATTACGATGCCAGCATATGGAAATTTAGAATAAACATTTCTTTCCATCCAGTCATCTGGTGTGCCAACACCATACTTAGCAATCATTTCTCTGTCTCGTGCAGCAATAATATAGTAGTAAACTCCACTAAACAGAACACTCCATATACCTTCATTATGTGGACTATGAGGATCACCTTCTTTATCAGAATTCTGATGATGTTTGCGATGAATGGCTACCCATTCTTTGGTGACCATACCAGTTGTAAGCCACAACCAGAATCGCATAAAGTGTGAGGTATAAGGATGAAACTCTATACCTCTATGAGTCTGTCCTCTGTGTAAAAACAATGTTACGCATACAATTGTAATATGCGTCATAATCAAAAGGTAGATTAGTTCAATCATCTTTTCTTTCGTACATGACTGTGTTTGTATCACCAAGTGCCCACTTAGCATCAGATTCTACAGACCAGCGTTTGGTTGCTACCTTAAAGTCAGGTAGTTTTAATTCCCTTGGATTAGACGAAGGCTCAAGGATAATAAGACGATTGTTTGGCTGAGCAGCGAACTGCCCATTATCACACATAATAAAATTATAAGATTTGTGATCTTCGATATCTTCAGCAAATCCAGTATCAAGAATATTAAAGTCAGGATGAGCAGAATCCACAGTGAATAGATAAGTGCCATACATCCAACCTCCATCTTTTAGTTTAAATTTACAACGCATTGATTGGAGTTGTGCTTTCTTTATCAAAGTGATATCATAAGACAAACAATCCCAAAGTTGTAAATAATCTAATGGAAGTGGCTCTCCCTCAATAGGTTTCCAGCAATATGCATGTAATGGTAGTTTATCGTACAACGCACCATATTCATTAAGATAAGACTCTATACGAAACGCTTGTCCTCTTAATGACTTAATACTTATCCACCAGCATCTCTCTAGTTCTCCAAATCCTTTTTCAAAATCATAAAGGAATTCTTTACGAACAAAACATTTTACTGGTGGTAAGTTAGCTACTATGTGTGCCATTTTCTACATTCAGCTTGAATTTGTGAATTTACTGCTTTGAGTCTTCTGTTCCATGAATATTCAGCATCTCTACATTCTTTTTCAGTTTTGTATTTTTCATGCTGTGTATAATTTTCTGGGAATGATACCCAAAATACTAAAATCCATGCTGTCATGTTTCCACCAATTTATCGACAAAGTTTAGTAACAGTTCGTTATGTCTACCACCATGCCAATGTTTCGGCATCCATTTATAGTAATCATACCAAACCTTTTCTGATTCTAAATGACAACCTATTAACCCAATGTTCCCTTGTATAATCGCCATAGGATCGGAATTGCTATAGCGAGCCACAACGTCCACATCACCGCCAACCATACAAGCACCATCATAGAAATACATCCTTTCTAATTGACCTTGCCATTCGACTGTTAAACCTTTAGCGTGTGGACGTTTTGTATCTGTGTTTGGTCTTTTAATATATTGCTCAACCCTTGTGGTCTTAAGAATATCAAAGTAGTCACGATCAGCCCAATAAGCACCCATGCATATACCGAGATATGCTTTTCCGTTAGCAACATGATTACGTATGATGTTAACATGCCTATCAAGAATAACATCAAATCTATCAGAATCACCTATACCTCCAGGAAAACAAATTAAATCTACATCATCAAAGAATGTATCTTCAACTTCGTGTTTTGTAAATATTTTAAATCTGTACTTAGACTGAAGAGATCTAACAATTCCGTTCACACTTTGCGCAGAGCAAACTGGATGCTGCACAAATATGGCAATGGTTTTCAATGGTAATCCTCAAGCAGCTTTACCCCATACGTCGTCCCATGAACCAGACAACGCACCCTTAGCATAGTCAGTAACTCGATTCTCAAAGAAGTTACCATGCACTGGTGCATTAATCATTTCCTCAACCCATGGAAGTGGATTCTTCTTACGCTTGAAGATACCTTTCATACCTAGACCAATCAAGCGACGATCTGCGATATAACGAATATACTCTTTAACATCTTCTGCTTTTAGATCACGCATGTCACCACTCTGGAATGCTAGATCAATAAACTTATCTTCGAGTTCAACCATCTTTTCAGCAATAGTGTAGATCTTACTCTTTAACTCATCACCCCAAATCTCTGGATTCTCTTTGATGTATTCTTTGAAGAGTTTCATCATTGACTCAGCGTGCATTGTCTCATCAACAATAGACCATGTAACGATCTGCCCCATACCTTTCATGATACCATGACGTGGAAAGTTCAATAACATGATGAACGAGGAGAACAATTGCATACCTTCTGTGAATGCAGAGAAGATTGCGATATGTGCTGCTGTGCTTTCGATTGTACCATTCTTCGAGGACTGCTCAATAACGTAATCGTGCTTATCTCTCATAGCCTGATACTCAAGAAACTGATTGTATGTAGACTCAGGTAATCCTAGAGTTTCAATCAGATGTGAGTATGCAGCAATGTGTAATGCTTCACGTGCAGCAAAACCAGAAAGCATCATACGAATTTCTGGTTGTGGAAAATGCGGAAGATAATTCTTTACGTATCCACCTGCCACATCAATGTCACCTTGTGTAAAGAAACGGAAGATGTTAGTTAGAAACTCTTTTTCTTCTTTACTTAATTTCTTCTTCCAATCTTTAACATCTTCTGCCATTGGTACTTCAGTATGTAGCCAATGTGCTTGTTCGTGCTTCAACCATGCTTCATATGCCCATGGGTAGTTAAATGGTTTGAAGTATGTTCTCTCATCCGTCATCTTGCTGTGTTTCTTAATCATTTCTTATCCTTCGCATGCTAGACACGCACCATCTTCTGATGTGAGTGCGGTTAAATCGATCTCTTTGATAACTTCTCTCTCAATACGCTTAGCAACTTTATCTGCTTTCGCAATCTTATCACTACGGCAATAATACATTGTTTTTAATCCAAGTTTCCAAGCCATAAAATGCACAGCATGAATATACTTAATGTGTGAATCTGGACGGAAGAATACATTCAACGATTGCGCTTGGTCAATCCATGATTGGCGGTCTGCTGCATGCTGGACCACCCAACGCTGGTCAATCTCCATAGAAGTCTTGAACACATCTTTTGTCCATTCGTCCAACCAATCAATGTGTTGAACGCTACCATCGTTCGCAATAATGGAACGCCAAATTTCGTTATAATCAAGTGTCGCAGTAACATCAGTTTCACATTTCTCCTTGATTACTTTATCAAGGTAACGATTCTTATTTAAGTAAGAACCCGATAAAGTATCCTGCCTATAAGCATTGGCACGATAAGGTTCAATACTAGGAGAAGTATTGCCCATAAGAATGGAAGAAGAAGCATTGGGAGCAATAGCCATAAGGTGACTAAAGCGATTCCCAGTACCCACTGCATCAGGTGCTTCACCTCGCTCCAGTCCCAGTTCTTTATTAGCGACATCTAATTTCTCTCTTACGTGTTTGAAGATAGTTTTGTTAAGTCCGACTGACATGCTTGATTCCCACGGAATATTCTTTCGCTGAAGAAGAGCATGCCAACCCAAAGCACCGATACCAATGCTACGCTCCATAGTAGCAGAATACTTTGCACGTTGAATAGCATCAGGTGCATTATCGATAAAATACTGAAGAACATTATCAAGCATTTCTGCAACATCACGAAGAAAAAGAGAATCGTTTTTCCATTCATCATAGTATTCCAAGTTCAGCGAGGAAAGACAGCATACAGCAGTTCTTTCTTCATTGGTCGGTAGAATGATTTCAGAGCAAAGATTTGATTGATGAACCTTCAATCCCTTTTCTTTTAACCACTCTGGTAGTTTACGATTTGATTCATCGATAAAGTGTAGATATGGTTCACCAGTGGTCATACGCATCTCAAGGATACGTTGCCATAGTTCACGTGCAGATACTGCTTCACGAATTTCACCACTGTGTGGATCTTTTAGTTCCCATGAGTCGTCTGCATCATGATCAACCATACACTTCTCAATTAACTGCATAAACGCATCTGGAATGTTAATTCCATGATGCAAATTCAGGCAACGCATATTCTGGTCACCTGTTGGTTTCCTCATCTCAAGGAAGGAAATAATATCAGGATGGGAAATATCAAGATAAGCAGCATAGCTGCCACGACGAGTGCGACCTTGACGATACGCCAAACTCGACGCATCGTAAATCTTGAGGTGAGGCATAACTCCAGTTGATTTATCATCTGCCGAACGAATACCAAAACCAATGCCAACACCGCCACCAAGCATACTAAGCCAATTAGTTTCACTAAGATTATCAACTAGACCCTCCGCAGTATCTTCAATATAATTTAAAAAACAAGATATAGGCAAACCTCTCTTCGATCTTCCGAAGGATAGAATGGGGGTTGAGTAGGACAACCAATGTTTCGAGGAATAATCGTACAGCCGTTGAGCATGATCAGCATTACTACCAAACTTAGACGAAACATATGCAAATCTTTCTTGTGGAGAAGTTTCCTCTTCTCTCATGTAACTTTCTTTTAATCTTGTTTTACCTAACTCATCGAATAATTCATCACGAGAATAATCGATCCTAATGCCATGCACGACACTTTCCATATGTAACTCCGAATTTTATTATTATTGACTTACGAATTCATTCGCCATTGGGAATACTTTGGCGATAACCTTTGCGCACTCTTGTGCAACTAGCATGTGTTCTTTCTGTGTACCATTACCACTGCGCAACTCTATAAAGTGCACCCAACTTCTCAATGTGCCATTCATGTATAAACGAGAAACAGTTAGTCCTTCTGGCAGGACTGCTCTTGCTTGTTCTTTAGCAATACCTTTAGCGATTGCCCAAGCATATACATCTCTCGTTCTTTGAATCAAATCACGTTGAAGATTTTCCCACTGATAAGCAATTTGTCTATGCTCATCATTATGTATATCCATCTCAACAGAATTTTGTCTGTTCTTTGTATCTTGCAGTCGTGCGTCACGAATGACAAAATCTAAATCTTTTGTTGGATCTGCGTAACGCTGAGAAAACTCCTGAAATGAAAAGGAACGATGTCGTAATATTTGACGAGCAATATCACGAGTGGTTTCAATCTCTAAACACACACTTACCATTTCAAGTGGTGACCAATGTTTGTGTTTAATAAGATAACGAATTAACTTCTCTGATGTTTCTGTGTTGGTTTGGTTGGAAGGATTTGAGACCCTTGCACAAAACGCAATTAGGTCTTGCACATTATCAATGTCTGCAGGCATAGTACCAGCAGGTTCCGAATAACTAATCAATTGTACTTTCACACTTTTCTCCATGTACTAAATTTTAACTTCGCTTCCATACCAGTATAGGTGTTTGTATTTATCAGATTCGTGATTTCATCGGCTGTCATCCCACCATGTAAAATCATTTCATTGATATCTTTTTGCATAATAAAATCTGGGAACATGCAAACAGAATAACCTAAATCGATATACTTCTCTAATTGTTTAACAATATCTTTGTTTCGTGGTTCATTGTCCATCACAATAGTTGCGTTAGTAAGTAACTGCCGAATAGTAGGGGTATCAAAACTTGCTCCTGATACAGCCACTGCATTCGGTAGGAACAACGAATCAATTGGTCCTTCAACCACGAATATGCGTTCACCATAATTTATCCTTTCAAGTCCATAAATCTTTTCCTGAGTCTCATCCACCTTGATGGTATAATACTTAGGGTCTTCGTCTCCATACGCTCTTGCCTGATAAGCAAAACATTTTCCAGCATTTGTGAAGTATGGGATAATCATACGAGGATGTTCATCCACAATTGGCTCTACAAACTTTGGTGTGACTGTATTTGTATATGCCTTAAACTTCGGTGCAAAATACAAAAGATTCCATTTGTTCTTTGGAATCTTTCTTTTAATCACATACTGTACAGCTGGATGGCTTTCATCCAACTTATCTAATCTTTTTAACGAGGAAAGTATATCATCTTCAAGCAACTCAATTGAAGTTTCTTTGGGTATAATTTCAGAAACATCCTTGTGAGCATTGTGCTTTGTCGCCCCTGCTTTATATCTTTCTAGGACATATTCATCATAGAGAATAGGATCGACATACTTAATAAGATTACCAATATTTGTACCATACCCACAATTGTGACACTTCACAAACAAGTCAGTTTTTGCACGATAAATGTATCCTCGTGCCTTCAACTTATTTTTAGATGAGTCACCACATACTGGACACGAATAGTTCCAGAGATAATCTTTCTTTTGTTTGAAGTTTCGCAAGCGACTGCCCAGTATTTGAGCATACTTTGCATCAATGAATAACATAATATCTCCACATAGAGGTAATATTTTACCTCATCTTACATTACAAAGCAAGTTTTATTGAAATACTTTTGTAAGGTCTACCACTGTTGCAACAAGAAATCCAACTACTGCAGCACCACCAATTACATACCACTTCCACTGTTCCAATGATGAAACACGACCATCCATTTTATCTAAATCTTTTTTCATTTCTTCTTGGATTGATTTATGTTGCGCAGAAGATACTTCTGCTTGAGCATTCATTCGATGCTCCAGACGAGTTTGCATATCGTCCATTTTATCTACAATCTCCCTGTTGCCTGTTGTGATGCGAGAGTGCAACTCCTTGATGTCATTCTTGACTTCGTGTAAATCTTCCTTAATGGTTTCCACTTGCGTTTCCATTCTTACAATTCTCTCTACATCTAGCATTTCTTTGCCCATTACTTATTGTAAATTTCTTTTTGAGTTTTGTACCATTCAATCCAAGTGTCAACTGCAACACGACACTCATGATATTTCGAATAATTTTCATTTACAATTTTAAGTACATCAGACAGTTTATCTGTCTGGCTTGCTAGTTGTAAATCTGGACATGATTTAAGTAATTCAGGTGGCACATCAGGAAACTTTTGACGCACTGGTGCGGTAGTACCAAATGTTAAACAACCACTTAATAAAATTGCTGGTGCAAGAAGAATCAATCGTTTCATTTCTTACCTCCAGGACTCTTTGCTGCGTCATTCAGAATGTCAAGTGCTTCTTTGGGAACTTTACACTCTGCGTCAATAATCTTTTCTTTTTCAACGATCTTTTCTTGCACTACGATCTGAGTATCTTTTACAGTCTTAACTCTATCAACGTATACTTTTTCTATAACAGTATTTACTTGTTGTGATTTTTCTTCTGCAACTCTAACTTTTTCTTCAGCGATTCTTAGACGCTCTCGCCATTCCATCTCAACACCAATACCACCTTTAAAGTAAACACCAGCAATAAGAAGAACCAGTGCAACAATCTGCAGAAGCATTCTGTATGGAATGACCCATGGCATCCATCTTACGAAGAAACCAAAGAAAAATGATACAACGCAACCAACGATACCTGCAATCAGGACACCATTGACTATTAGTTGTATTAACGCATCAGGAATAAAACTAAGCAGAAACATTTACAGGTTTTCTCCTAGCCATAACCTGATATTTTTTGATTTCTTTTTTCTTAATAACAGGTTCATTAACACTAACACCAGCAGTAGAATTAGCAGGTGCTTCTTCATTCAAGAATTTACTAACAATAATCTCTTCCTCAACAAGGGACACTCTATTATCCAACATCTTGAAGATCTTGTCAAATTTTTCTTCCATTAATGCAGTTGAACGATTGTTTGACTGGTAATATTCTTTAACCAGAAACAATGCAGCAACTAAACTTTTTAATTTATTCTCGCCACCTGGAAGTTTGTTGAGAATTTTCTTCATGTTAAATACGAGACGATGCAAATAACTGTACGCATCCTTCTCTTCAGAAGTTTTAAGAGTGCTGACTTTCTTTAGGTTTTTACCACTATTGTCGATAATACCTAATTTGTATGCCTTTGTGTCTTCAAAGTTAGTGACTAACATTGAAAGCACTTTATAGGCTATTAAATTGTCTACAATGCGACTCATATCTTCCTTAAGACTGCAATAACATGCTCATCGAGAACGATGTCTGATAGTTTAATATTATATTCTGGAACTATCTCTGGCATCCTATCAAGGTATACCAAAAATGTTACCAAAACATTCCAACAACTTTCTTCGATCTTATAAAACAACATTCGTGTAGATGCTTCTCCAAAAATATTATAAAGAACAATAATGTGATTAAGAATTAAACGCTCTCTTAATTCACCATTATTCTTGTACCTTGACAAGAGTTTCTTCAGGTACAAAAACTTCTTTAAATCTTCTTCAAACTCTGCAAGACTATGACATTGCGGATTGTCATAATGATGCATCGCATATACAAGAAAGTTTCCTTCGTTCAGTTTATCACTAACCATAACATCCCACGTAATTGAGGGGATGGATGGCATCCCCTCTTCATAATGTATTTATTAGGCTACTGTTAGTGTCACTGCTGTAGAAGTCTTAGTGTCAGCACCAGCTAAAGATACTAGAACACGATACTTGTCGCCATCAGTTGCACCTGCGCCATCGCCAGTTGCTGTCGCACCAGTTGTGTAGCTAGCAGTTGTTCCACCAGTACCAGTTGTTACGTTAGCCCATGCGCCAGCACCTTCTTGCTGAATCTGCCATTGATATCCGATTGTACCAGTACCAGTGCGGGTAGCAGTTACGCTAAATGTAGCAGTTGCTGGGGCAGTAACAGATTGGTTAGCTGGTTGAACAGTGATAGTAATTTCTGGTGCAATTGAATCATTGTCACCAGTCATTGAACCCATTGCAACCAATACTTCATGGAATACACGACCACTGCGATCACCTGATCCAGTTGTCTTTAAATTCCAACCAGCAGTTAATCCGTTAGCAGTTGCTTCTTCAGCGTTAATACCAACTGTGTTTGTTAGATCACCTGAAGATAGGTATTTTGGTTTACCTGCTTCTTCGTCAACATTTGTCCATAGTGCCATTTTATTTCTCCTTAAAATTACTTGATTCTAGGTCCACGAGCACCAGACTTAGCACCTGCTGGTCTACCACGACCTCGTTTTTGTTGATCATTACCCTCGTCATCTTTTGTGTCGAGAGTTTCTTTGTCATAATCAGTGTTTCCATACTTAGCACCTTTAGCACTACCGTATGATCCACCAGTATAACGTGTTACTCCAGGGCGAACTTGTGTAGCAGTCATCGCTTCCATAAAATCTTTATAGGAAAGATTATCTGCTTCTTCTTCATTCACTTTATTAGTTGGGTGACCATTAATTGGCTTCTTTGTTGCTTTATACGCTTTATTCTCTGGTGTTCCCTTGATATATTTTCTATCTGGAACTGGAGCAACAGGTGCTTGCTCATCTAACTCAGACATCAAATAGTCATGAGCAGTTTGCATATAATCTGTTGCTAGAGTAATCTTAGACTGAACCCATTCTGGTAGATTAGTATCTGGTTTCATCTTTGATTGTAATGCTTCAGCATGACGAGAAATAGTCTTGAGTTGTGTAACAGCCATCTCACCTTCGTAGTTATACTCTGAGTCATCTTTGGCTTCAAACAAACGATCGATATCTTCTTTCATTTGTTTCTTCATTGCGTCTTTAGCAAGAGCACGTGCACGGCTCATTGGTGCTTGAGGAGTGCCATCAGAGTTTTTAGCAGGTTTAGTCTTTGTGTATGGACCATCGAATGGTGGCTTCTCTTCTTCGTTACGTAAAGCACGACCAATTGCTACATTATGTGCTCTGGCAGTTTTGTGTTCTGGCGCAGCATCTGGAACTGGATTGTTAAGTTTATAACGAGCACCACGAGATGCGTCCATCATATTCTTCATCGTTTTGTTCTGTTTAGCTTGTTCAGATTTTTCATCAATCTG